ACTTAGAGAAAACACTTCTTGCCGAAGGTTTTGACTTGACAACTGCTACAGGTGCTGCTTGTATTGTTGTTGGTAGTGAAGAAATCTTTGAAGAGACTGTCGGCTTGATGGACAACATTGAATTCGGATTCGATACTTTGGCGGCTTTGACTGGTGGTGCTATGGTTCACCGTGGTATCTATGAGGACGCCAACAAAGATAAACTTGTAACCTATACTCTAGTCAGCGGACTTAAACGTCCAGCAAAGCGTATTGAGGGATTAAAAAAGTTTCTGAAGAAATAAAATGAGAATACTAGTTGTAACATTAATACTTTCTCTTACTGCTACTGCGGGCGAGGTCACTGAATTTAAACCTCGCCCGGCAGCAGTTGAGGAAGGTTCCGACACATATGTTGGAATCCTGCTGAGCGAAGAAGACTTCCGCAAATTATTGCAAGACAAGGTTGACACCAACGCAAAAGTTGCAGGGTGCGATGTGGACAAGAAGGTTTGCACTAAACTCCAAGAACAGTACAAACTATCCATCAAAAGTCTTCAGGAAACAATCCAAAAAGACAACACCTGGTTTAAAAGAAACAAGGGCTCCCTTGGTCTCTTGACTGGTGTTGTTATTGGAGTAGGGACTTCCATCGCTATTGTAAGGGCGGTACAGCCTAGTCAATGAAAACAAGGAAAGACCCAAACTATATCGCTGCTGTGGAGAAAGCGATTACCGAAAAGTACGGTAAAGATACCGTACAAGACTTCCGCCACGAATGGAAGGAAGAAAAAGAAAAAGAGTACCTAAATCAACTCAAAGAAATGAGAGTTAAACGAGATAAGTACTCAACAAACAAAGAGGCAGTCACAGTTGGCGACGTAAAGATTACTAAACGTCGTGACCGCCAAAAACAAGACCGCACTTGCCCAGTCTGTAAAACATATTCATTTTCCAGGAAGGACGACCTATATATGAATAGGTTTAAATGCTGTCATGATTGTTATATAGATTTTATATTTGGTCGAGAGCAAGCATGGAAAGACGGCAACAGACCAACAGATGAGCATATTGAAAATGCCTTAAGGAGACGAAAATAATGGCTACTGTCCTAGACGTAATTAGAGGTTTAAATCAGGCTGCTGCGAATGCTTATGACGGCGCTTTGGACGAGAATGGAGAAGCTCTAAAAATTGGGCTTAACCGAGAAGATGGCGACCCTATTATTGATAGCCGTTTAATCGATGGGTTTAAAGTTCGCTTTGCTGGACCTAAGATGATTGTAACTTATCAAAGCGAAATGCGAGTTAATGAGCTTCACCCTCGTAATCAATTTGAGAATGAGATTGATGCAAAATTTGCTGACATTGCTAAGTTTCTCAAGAAGGAATATAAAAATATTACTAAAAGCACAGTGAGCCTAACAGAAGATTCTGATGCTGACATCATTGTTCAGACGACTTCTCGTAATCACACCTGGGTTCAAGCAAAGAAACAATACGCTATTGGCGGCTTCGACGGCGTTGAGCCAGTTCGTATGGGGTCACAAAGATCTGCGGATGCAGAGAAGGATTATCACAAGAAGTTTCTAGACTTCTTGGACCAGGAGTCCTCCAAGCGTCCTAGCAATGACAAGGCGAAGAAGAACCCAGAAACACCAGAGGCATAAATGGCTCTCAATAAGAAGGAAATGATGGCGGAGATAGTCCGCTGCGGCAAAGACCCTGCCTTCTTTTGTAAAAAGTACGCAAAGATCTCTCACCCCATGAGAGGTTCCATTCCTTTTGATCTTTATGATTTCCAGGAGGAAGCTCTTAAAGACTTCAAAGAGAACCGATTCAGTGTAATCTTAAAAGCCCGCCAGTTAGGTATTTCTACCACGGTAGCTGCTTATGTCGCTTGGTTAATGCTTTTCCATAAAGACAAGAATGTTCTTATTGTGGCCACCAAGCTAGGCACCGCAGCCAACCTTGTAAAGAAGATTAAGGCAATACATAAAAACTTACCAGCATGGTTAAAGATATCTGATATTGCTATTGACAATAGAAACTCTTTTGAGTTAAGTAACGGCTCCCAAGTAAAGGCTTCCTCGACCTCTGGTGATGCTGGTCGTTCAGAGGCATTATCTCTTCTTGTTATTGATGAGGCAGCTTTTGTTGAGGGTATTGACGAGTTATGGGCTGGTCTTTATCCCACTCTGTCAACTGGTGGTCGTTGTATTGCTCTCTCCACACCAAACGGTGTTGGTAATTGGTTCCATAAAACCTATACAGAGGCTGAAGAGAACAAGAACGATTTCCACACTATCCGTTTGCCTTGGCAAGTGCATCCCGAGCGAGATCAGGCTTGGTTCGAAAAAGAGACACGAAACATGTCTCGTCGAGAAATCGCCCAAGAGCTTGAGTGCAACTTTAACGCTTCAGGTGATACCGTGGTGCATGGCGACGACCTGAAATTAATATTAGAAAAAGTTGTAGAACCAAAACATAAAACAGGTTTTGATAGAAACTACTGGATCTGGAAAGAGCCCGAGCCACAGAATGATTATATTTTAGTTGCTGATGTTGCCAGAGGTGACGGGTCGGACTTTAGTGTTGCGCATGTGTTTGATACCCAGACTATGGAACAGGTAGCAGAATATCAAGGCAAAATCACACCAGATATGTTTGCCCCACAGTTGTATTCAATGGCTTCTGAGTACAACAATGCGTTGATGATTATAGAAAATAATTCATTAGGTATTGGTGTTTTGAGTAGATTGCAAGATTTAGACTATAAGAATTTATATTATAGTATAAAATCAACACATGAGTATGTTGATGAAGTATCTGCTCATGCCTTAGGAGGAGTAGCTGGTTTCACTATGTCAATGAAAACCCGACCACTTGTTATTGCGAAGTTTGAGGAATTCGTGAGAAATAAACTAATTACTATTAATTCCATTCGTCTTGCTAATGAAATTAAAACATTTGTATGGCACAATGGACGACCGCAAGCCATGAGAAGTTATAATGACGATCTCGTGATTGCGGCTTGTA